GTTCTTTAACATGTCTGAGAATGCCGCTAAGACCATCAACGGCCAGCTATCAATGATGCACGATGCACTCGACGCTGCCATGAACGATATCGGCAAGGCCTCTGAGAGTGCTATCATTGGCACTATCTCTGGCGTGACTAAGCTGATAGAGAGTTATGAGACTGTCGGGCGCGTCCTCCTTGGGCTTGCTACGACATACGGAACATACCGCACGGCCATCGCCCTTGTTACCTTTGCAGAGAATGGCCACACGCTCGCCATGACGCTTGCAAGGGCACAGATCCTACTCACGCAGAAGGCTCAGGCTCTCCTGAATGCCACCATGCTTGCTAATCCCTATGTGCTTGCAGCAGTCGCCCTTGGCGGCCTCGTAGGTGTTATCATCGCCACGTCGGACTCTTTGAGTGATGCTGAGCATGCGCAGAAGAATTTCAATGCAGCCGTAGAGGAAAACAACAGGAAGATTCAGGAAGAGAAGGAAGAGATAGACAAGCTTCTTGCAACCTTATCAGACGAGAATGAGGCGCAGGGTAAGCGTACAGAGGCCTATCAGACCTTGATCACTAAATATCCTGAGATATTCTCAAAATACAAGACCGAGAAGGAGCTTATCGACAATCTTACTGAGGCTCGTCAGCGTGAGAATGCCGAGATTCAGAAAAAGGCTCAGTTGCTTTCGCAGCAGCAGTATGACCAGTCTAAGAAACGTGCCGAGGAACTCCGCAGGCTTAACCAACTTCATCAAAGAGGTGCTGGCAGCCTTAAAGATTCTGACAAGGCCGAGTATCAGAGACTATACAGGAAGTATCAGAAGGAAATCAAGGATAACCAGCCTTGGTATGGCACTGTCGGTGGCTCCATCGAGAGCCTTGCCAATCAGTCACAGTCAGAATATAAACTGAATGTAGACGAAGCCCGCAAGAAACAGACCGCTGAGCGCAACAAGCGCTATAAGGAGATGAAGAAGGAGCAGGCCGAGGCAGAGAAAAAACGCATCAACGCCCTTATCGAGAAAGCCAACGAGGCAGGAAAGAAATATATCGCCCTTGGTGGAGATGATGAAGCCGTCAGTGTCGATCAGGCCAAGGACTTCGTTAAGACGCTCGATGCCAACCTCAATACCACCCGAAAGACCTTGAAGGACTGGAGGAAGGGCGCAGAGGACGAAGCCAAGAAGAATAAAAAGACGCAGAAGGATCTCGAAGAGTCTACCGAACTCCTTACCAAGGAAGAGGCTCAGAAGAAGATCAAGGATGCAACGGCCAATAACCAGAAGCTCGATGCAGAGGCCAAGAGTTTCAAGGTACAGGATAAGTCAGGCGATGCAGCCAAGAAAAAGGAGGAAGCAGAGGCCAAGAAGAAGGCAGAGGCTGCAGAGAAGCTCAGAAAGTTCATGGATAAGCAGAAGCTTGCCGAAGAGCGTGCGGCCAAGGATCTTGAATTTTCCACCCGTGACGCTGAGATCAAGGCTATGCAGGATGGTAATGCCAAAACCTTGAAGCAGCTGGAACTTAACCGTGATAAGGAGCTGGATGCCATCGAGCGCGCTTATGAGGATCTTCGTCAGAAACGCATCGACGAGGCTAAGCAGCTGTGGGATGCAGACCCTTCCAACAATGGGAAGAATTTCTTTGACAGCGACAAGTTCAGGTTTGCGGCCTCCGATGACAGGTACACCAACGAAGAGCGTGCCAACAGGGTAGGCAAGATTGATGCCGTAGGCGCAAGCTATATGCGCTCTGTGGTCAATGTATATAACGAGGAAGAGAAGGCCAACAAGCAGGCCATCTACAGATATCTCGAACAGTTTGGTGACTATGCACAGCAGAAGCAGGCTATCTATGACAAGGCCAATGATCAGATATGCGAGCTGGAGGCAAAGATGCAGAATGCCACAACCGAAGAGGCGCGCCTGGCTATCGAGGCTCAGGTCGCCCTCGTTAAGAAAGGAGCGCAGGATGAGGTAGATACCCTGAACAGGAAATTCGGCAAAACTGCCAACGCCCTTGGCGATCTCTTTGCAGATGCCTCCAAGAAGAGTGCATCACAGATTGACAAGCTTTTGAAGAAATACAAGGCCTTCATGCAGTTCTACAGCAATGATGGCGTGTCAAAGGATGATCTTATCAAGAAGTTCGGCTTTACTGATAAGGAGATTGAAGAGATAACCCAGAAGCTAAAGACTGGCGAGGTTTCCTTGAAGGAGTATCAGGATGGCGTAGAGAAGCTGCAGCAGATACTCTCCAATAAGTCACCTTGGAAAGCATTTACTACCAAGATAGATGAACTGAACGAGAAGATCAATAAATCCATCAAAGACGGAGATTTCGACAATGCAGCCTTCGGTGAGTCTCTGCAGGCCGTTGGTGAGATGATAGACCAGACCATCCCGCAGCTTGACCAGTTTGGCGAGGCGATGGGCAGCATCTTCCACTTTAACAAGAGTGAGTACGAAGATGCCATAAAGGGTCTGCAAAGCTTCGGTAATATCGCTCAGGGTGTCGGTCAGATATATTCTGGCGACTATATTGGCGGTATTGCCAACGCTGCAAGCGGTATCGCTGGCATCATCAGCATATTCAGCTTCGAGGAAGAGGAAATGCGCGACAGACAGCGCGAGAGGAATACGCTCAGCGACAGACTAAGCGCCCTTAACGACTCCGTTCAGAGACTCACGGAAAAGCTCGATGAGGTTTATGGCGCAGAAGCCCTTATCGCCTCTGAGGAAGCAAGGCTGAAAGCCATAGAGAAACAGGAGTTTGCCATCGATCAGCTGAGAGACAGCGTATTCAAGATGGATATCTTCGACAGGTTGCCTATTGGTGGTAAAACCCACATGGCTTATGTGCTCCGCGAAATGTATGGCATGGGGCATGATACAGAGGGTGAATATTACGAGCACATGAGGCAGCTTAGGGAAGCTGGATTCCCTGAGTTCTCTATGGATGTCCTTGGCGCTGATGATTGGGAAGCCATGTTTGCGAACATGACTAACGAAGAGATCGCCAAGATGATGAAGGACATCAAGGAGAATCACGAAGATCTGTGGGCAGAGATAATAAATATGAACGATGCCTATGGAGAGGAATACTTCAACGCCATCATTGAGGCTTATGATCAGCTGGAAGAAATCGAGAGAAAGGCAAAGGAGACTATCACGCAGACAAGCTTCGATACCGTATTCAGCACCTTTATGTCAGGCCTTGAAGATCTTGCTAACGGCTCTGAGGACGTATTTGAAAACGTCGCAGAAAATTGGCAGAAGATGGTCAACAAGATGGTGCTCTATAACCTCATGGGCAACAAATACAAGCGCCAACTTGAAAATTGGTATGACCTGTGGGATAAGTCCTACAGTGAGGATCATACCATCACCAAGGAAGAGCTTGAAGAGTTGCGTGCGAAATACAACAGCATTCTCAGAGAGGCGGCAGACGAGATCGATGTACTCAGGGAAAGCGGCCTTATCGCCTCCTTGGAAAACGCCACCGGAAACGATCAGACCACAACAGCCTCTTTCGCTGATAAAGTCACCTACGACCAGTTCGACACATACCTTGGCATAGCCACCGCACAGCAGATCGCGCAGGAGCAGATCAAGGACAGGCTCGACAGTATGACAGGCGAGGGCTTTATGCTTATGAACATGAATATCGAGCAGCTTGTGTCAATCTCCGCTAACCATCGCGACATCGCAGACGAGAGCCGTGATATCCTCGCAAAGTCCTATCTGGAGCTGCAGGAGGCTAACGAGCATCTCGGAAAGATTGAGAAGAGTGTAGATAGCATCAATACCAACGTGAACGAAACGAGGAAAATCATAAATGACAGACTATGATATCAGCAGATCTTGTAATCAACGGAAGGGATGCCCTCAGTCAGTGGGGTGTTCGCATGGGTGACAACTTTTTGGATGCGCTCTCCGAGCTTGCACCGATGAAGGATTATGTCACAAACAGTAGCACGCTCGAAGATGGTGTGCAGTATCAGAATGCCAACCCGAAGGTAAATGAGCGTAACCTGACGCTCACGTTTACCATCGAAGGCAGCAGTAAGAGTGACTTCCAAACGAAGAAGAAGGCCTTTCAGGCTATGCTCTACGCTGGCGATGTGGCGATCTGTGTGCCGTCAGACAGCAGTAACGTGTACCACCTGAAATATAAGAGCGGAGTGTCCTACGCACAGAATATAGGGCGCACGTTCTGTAAGCTTGCGGCCAAGTTCGTAGAGCCTAAGCCTACGGAGGCAGGTAGGGTGGAGTACCCCGCATCTGATATTGTAGAGGTGTCCTGATGGCGCATTTTTGCGACATGAAAACGGGTGTCGCAAACCAGCTGGCGCATTCTTTTCATATCTACTCTTTTTTTAGGATATTTGCACGGAATAAAATATACGACGAATGAATATTTACGGCATTGACGGGCAACCGATCATCACGAACATAAAGCTGAATGCTGATTTCAGGCATGAGGAAGAGATGATGAAGAGTAACTTCGTCAAGCTGTCTTTTCGTCATACAAAAAGAAGGGTACTCCCTGTAGGTGCTAACATTGAGGTGGACGGTGTGAGATACACCTTGCTTGATCCGTATTCGCCCACCCAGAAGTCTGAGAATGATTTCCTTTATGAGCCTGAGTTCCAGCATCCGATTATGTGGCTCAGTAAACTGCCGTTCATCCATAAGCAGGGTGACACGACATCATGGGCTACGACACAGAAGAAGTTCACTTGGACTTATACAGGCGTTCCTCAGACCCTTGCCAACGAGTTAGCGAGATACATCAACTGGCTTGGCTCCGTCTATCCTGCTTTCGGTGCTGCAGTAGGTACAGGCTGGACGGCACGCTGTACGAGCGATCTGCCTGCAAACGCAGAGTTCAGCTTCGACAGTGTGGATATCCTTTCGGGAGCTTCCGTGATGGCTAACGTCTGCGAATGCGAGTACCACTTCGACTTCGAGCAGAAGATCTACTACTTCGGCACTGTCAGCTACCTCCGTAGCGGTGAGACTACACCAATCCTGAAGGTAGGCCATAATGTCGGTGTAGCCAACGTCTCGCAGTCACGGGAGGCTTACTATAATTGCTTCATCGTGAAGGGCGGTACTCGGAACATCTCGCAGCAGTCGCCAAGTGGTGACAACGTGCAGGTGACAGAGCGCCTTTCCCTCGACGAGAGCAAGTACCCTGACAGTATCATAGACATACGCACCAGCGATAGCGAGCCGAAGCTGTTCAAAGAGCTTCTTTTCGATAACATCTATCCCAAGATGGAGTTGTATCTGTACAACCCGCGCGAGCGTCGCTGCTGGCTTATCAGCTCCGACACGGGCGAGAGGATAGAGACCACTTCCGCTGATGGCTGGTATGATTCCGAGACGCAGAAATACTACAAATATTATTCCAAGTGGTATATCCGTCTCGCATACCAGAAAGATGGTGTATGGCATGACTACACCATAGACCCCGACACAGACCTTATCAAGGATAAGCCCCTCTCCCTCGTATTCCAGCCGAACTACGAGAGCAACAGGTACACGTCCGCACTTATCGGGCGTGAGTTTGAGCTTGTTTATTTCGACAAGGTTACAACCGAGAAGGAGCAGGATGATATCGACGATGCCGGATTTACCGCGCAGCCTGGCGATTACCGTATCGTGTTCCTTGAAGGTGATGTCATCATACCGAGTACCGGAAAGGGTAGCCTTTGCCCGAAGGGTGATCCAACACCAAGTAAGGATAACAATATTGTGACGCTCTTCAATGTCGTTGTGGATGAAGTCTATAAAGATGTAGCCCGCAATGAGCTTGAAGAAGCCGGAAGAAAGGCTATCGAGCGCTTGCAGACGGATCTGAACACGTACACTGTTCAGTCCAGTCCAACCTATTATGAGAAGTTCCCTGCATCGCTCCATGTCGGACAGTCTGTTATCTATGATGATGGCCAGAGCCTTAACGGGGGCACGTCGTACACCCTGCAGACCCATATCAGAAAGATTGTCACACGGCTTGATAAGCCTGAGTGCATGGAGATCTCCGTAGGTAACGAGCAGATAAAGGGTACTGTGTCATCCCTCAGTGATAAGGTAGATGAACTGTCTAATGGCCTTATCGCAGGCCTGACGGAAGAGCAGTTCGAAGAGCTGGTGCAGCTTTATGGATCCCGTCATTTCCTCTCTAAGGAGTTCAATGATGTTGCGCAGGGTATTATCACATTCCTGCGAGGTGCTCGATTCGGTGACTACAGGGAAGGTGAGAAGGGCGCTATGATCAACGGCTACGGTGACGCAGAGTTCCGTCGCCTTGTGGTGCGCCTTGGTGCCATTGTCCGTGACCTGACCGTCGGCAAATTCGAAGAGGGTGTGACCGACTCAGGTGCTCGCATCGACGAGAAGGGAAATGCAGAGTTCGAAGCGCTTGTAACTCGTGCCCTTGCCACTCTGCAAGAGCTGTTCGTCAAGGGTGATTCCGTCTTTGGCGGCAGCCTGTCAAGTCCCGACTTCCAGAGCGGCTTCCCTGCAGGTATAGGATGGGCGCTACAGAAGAAAGAATATACAAATTCCGCTGGTGAGATTGAATACAAATATGTCTTAGAGTGCGACGGGGCGAACATACGTGGCACGCTAAGGGTCTATGAGTTCATCATCAGTCAGCTGCTTGGCGAGAATGATAACCGAATCTTCACGGCCATGCTGGAGGTACATCACTATGACCCATCCACAGGCAAGGTGTGGCTCTCTACCAATGGCGGCAAACTCTATATGCCGTTCCGTAAGGATGACTGCATCATGGTACAGCAGTACCAGCCAGGCAATGATTACAGCTCTGGTGGTGACGGCTATATCACAAAGTCCTACGAGCTTCTTATTACCAATGTAGGCAGCGGAGGACAGACAGATGAGAACGGTGATCGCCTCGATTGGGTAGAGTTTGCCAATTTCTCTTCCATGATGGATGGCGGTACTCCATCATCCCTTATTGCGAAGGGTGACACATTCTGCCGCGTCGATAACCTCACGGATGCAGAGCGTAAGGGTATCATTCAGATGGTGGCCGTAGGTACGAATGCACCGTACATGGATATCATCTACGGCATGAAAACCGACCCTGACAACGCTCTTAAAGGCCGTCTCGGAAACCTGCAGGGCATACACCACCACCTTTTCGGATGGTTGCAGGATTTCGGTGAGTATCTTATCAATGCCTACATCGTTGGTGACGTTCGCCTACGTCGTACAGGAGAAAGCCTTGATACGGCTGTAGAGATCCTGAAAGGCCTGCTGGCCACGAAGATTGCAGAGACAGTCTTTGAGATTACCGATGATGACAACTTCCTCCGTAATGCCGAGTTCACAGAGCTTAATGCAGACGGTACGCTTCGCGACTGGACTGTTACGGCAGACGATATCAAGATATACACCGTTGGCGGTGATCCCGTCGTTTCCTCTGTGGGTACATTCGCAGATGTCAAAACCTGTGTAAAGACCGAGATGATAGACGACAAGCAGGTACTCCACATCGTTAATGGCAGCATCCGGCAGAGCCGTTCTGTCATGAAAGCCCCTGGCTCTCACAAGGAATATGACGAAGGGGAGTCCACCGAGCAGACTGACACATACAAGACCGTCCGAGATACGATGTACCTTGGTATCAGGATCCGCTGCATCAAGGGCGGTACTCTGACTATTGGATTCCCTGACTCCACCATGACCGAGCAGAATGCCATGAAGGCAAAGACGCAGGTACTCGAAAAGAGCAGTGAGTGGGTTACATACCAGTGGCAGGGCACTTGGGACGGTCAGAGCGACTTCGTTCTGAGGTTCACGGGGGAATGCTACATTACGCTCCTTTCGCTTACTGACGAGCCTCTGAGCACGTTCAAGACAGAGTATTCGACACAGATCCGGCAGACATCACGTAATATCCAGCTGATTGCCACACGAACAAGCTCCAATGAGACGAGCATTGCACAGCTGGAGATCCGCGCAGACCAAATATCTTCAACCGTTCAGCAGAACTATGAAACTCTTGACGGAAAGATTGGCCAGAACACTTCGAGAATCACGCAGACCGCATCAGAGATCCGTTCTGAGGTGAGTGCAGTGTATGACGATCTCGACGGAAGAGTGAAGGAAAACGCATCTTCGATAACCCAGACCGCAACCGCCATCAGGGCAGAGGTTAGTTCTGTAGATGATAAGGTGGATTCAGCTATTGAGCGCGTCGGTGCGTTGGAGGTCACGGACACGCAGATCACTGCAAGGGTATCGAGCGTTGAGACCGTGACAACGACCCACACATCACAGATATCTTCCCTCGATGGAGAGATAGACAGTACTCAGTCAGACCTAAACACCACCAAGGGCAACCTTGTTAGGGTTACTGAGCGCGTCGGTGCGTTGGAGGTCACGGACACGCAGATCACTGCAAGGGTATCGAGCGTTGAGACCGTGACAACGACCCACACATCACAGATATCTTCCCTCGATGGAGAGATAGACAGTACTCAG